TCTCTTTCATCAAATCCTGATTCATTTTGTTTAACATTGTAACTGTCTGATTCGCAGTTGAAACATCAATATTTTTATCAGTGATTAAATTCTGTATTTCATTAATTTTTTCTAGTCTTTCCTCTAGTTTCCCTAGTGCTGCTGTAAGGTCCTCAATATTCCTCTGATTTTCCTCAAAATCACGCTGAATTTGATCAATTATTCGCGATTTATGCTCATGTGGGATCCCTTGTTCACACTGAGGGCAATGCTCATTTTGATTAAAGAACTCTATTGTAGTCGTGAGGTCTGTGCTTTTACCAACTTTCTTATTGGCCAGAGTTTTCGCCTTTTCAATCTGCGATACGATATCTGTCCTGTCAGCGATGCTCTGTTTAAGATCAGTAATATCTTGAGTGAGAACATTAATAGTTTCATTCGTGGTTTGGATAGATACCTCATTATCGCCAATCTTTGCTTGTAACGCTGATACAGCATCTTTTCTGCTGTCGAGCAATATTTTAATGGTCTTTTGCTGATTTTCAACCCTCTCACGTGCCACTGTGAGCGCAGATTCAGTGCTGTTGATCTCATCTTTTGTCTCCTGCATTTTCTCTTTTAATATATTATTCATAATACTAAACACACGGATATCTAGAATGTCCTCAATAACCTCTCTGCGTGTATGAGATGGTAACTGCATAAATGGCACAAACGAAGCGCTACCAAGGATAACAACTTGCGTAAATGTTTTGTAGTTTAGTTTAAGAATCTGTTGTTCGAGCACCTTTTGATAATCTTTCGCTGCTGCGTCTTGATTAATCAACTGCCCATTCTGATAGATTTCGAACACTGTGGGTTTCATACCACGAATGATTTTATACTCTGATCCAGAAATAGAAAATTCTATCTCTACCAAACAGTTCTTTTGATTAATACTGTTTACTAACTGTGGTTTGTTAATGTTACGAAATGGTTTGCCAAATAATGAAAAGCACAACGCATCTAAGATTGTACTTTTACCTTCACCATTTTTTCCAATGATCAGTGTGGTAGATGTTCTGTTTAGACAGACTTTATTGGCAGAATTACCTGTTGATAAAAAGTTTTTCCATAGAATGGATTTGAATATAATCATTAGTGTGATGGGTTAGATAGATCAAACGAATCAAGATCAAACAAAGAGATAACTTTTACATCTTCTGGTAGATACATATCTGTTTTTGTTCTTTTTTCGCTGTGGATTTCTTTGTTTACTTTATTAACAAGAACAATAGCAACATTTGTTGATGGTATCATTAGTTTATTTCTACATATATCATCAGCATGTTTTAATGACATAGATGAATTACACAAATCATCAATAAGAACATAAGGAATGTCTTTAAATACCATACCTTCATGCCAATTCATCAAACCATATTTTTTTTGCTCTTTGCGAACAACAAAAGACCCAAGCTGAATATTATTCATTTTCGCAATTAATGGTAACGAAGCTGCGAGAGGTGTTCCTGCTGTCTCTGCGCCACATATTTGAAATTTAAAACTACCAATCTCTTCATAAAGTCTGTAGAGCATCATTTCACTGGCATATTGCAGAAAGTCCGCATTAAAAAGACCATTGCGTAGATAAAACATCCAAGTATATGTTGTTCCAGGCAATTTTCCTGGCATTGTTTTTTTAACTATACAGTGCTCTTGTATAAAATTTCGCATGATCTTTTCGTAATGCTGATACTGTTTGTCAGAAATTATCATACGACCTCCTGATTAATCGCCTCAGTATATAACGTCTTCATCATTGTTTTAATTCTCTCTTTGTCTGCTTCCGTCTCAACTGAGTCAATAAAACTGCTTAATACGGACATTGTATCTTCAAGATTAATTGTTTCATCAATTGTTCCTGACTCAAAATCTGTCATGTCTTCAATAATTTTAATATCATGGCAACCCTTATTATACAACTTTGTTGTAAATTTGTCAAACTTAGTGTGGTCTGTTTTGCTTACAACAACCAGCTTAACGAACATATCACTTAGATTAATGGAATCAATGTCGATTTCTCCGTCTCTGTCATTGTATTCGATTCTTTCAAACATACGATATGGATTCTGGATAAATTCGAGTTTTCTTGTGCCAACATCAAACAAATGAAATCCTCTGGGATCATTATAGTCCTGCCAAGTGAGTTCATATGGGTTTCCCAGATAGTAAATATGACCATCGTCTGAGCGATGATGATAATGGCCAGAGAAAACAAGATCAAACTTCTCAAATGTCTTTTTATCCAATCCTTCATAAGATTCCATTCCTCTGTACATTGCGAATCCAGAAATTTCTAAGTGCCCCATACATAGTGTTGCGCTTGTATTCTGTATCTCGGTCATTGTTTGGTTATAGTTATCGGCGCATATCCATGGTAACATCAGTCGTGTTCTTATAATATGTGTCATGATTACCAGCAAGCATATGTACCTGTATATTTTTCTCTGCTAGTTTATCAAAGAACATTTCTTTTGCTCTTTGCAAAGCATAGAAATTTACATATTTGCGTCTATCAAATGTGTCACCAAGAACAAGAACAGTAGTTATCTTGTGTTGTTCTATTGTTGGGAAGAAAACATTATCATAAAATTTTTGAAAAAAATCTAAGAATACTGTACTATCATTTCTTGCGCCAAAATGTTGGTCTGTAATAATCGCAACTTTCATGACATGTCTAGATCTGGTAGTGGGAAGGATTCAAGATCATTATAGTGTTTTGTCTCAATAACACGATCCCCAAGTTGTCTAGAATAGTCAAATGCCTCATTAGCTGTCTTAAACCATTTAAACAAAACTGATTGTTCAGAAGTGCTGTTACTGGCATAGAATGTAACTTTATACATTGTCGCTTTCCTCCATAAAATCATCTAAAGAAGTAGATGCTTTTTTCTTTGTCTTCTTCTTTGGTATAGTATACTCTTTATCATTATTATTACGCAAATAATCTATCATCATATTCGTAAATTCACCATCTTCATCTTGTGCCTGTAATTCGAATTCATCAAATGACATGTCCATAATTATTCTGTTCTTGACTATCGTTTGTTTCTTTTCTTTTTGGATTTTTCGAATGAACGCATAGTAAATAATTTGTGTGAAATAAGCAAAGGGATTGCTTGATTTGTTGGGATCAAAATTACCAATATACTGGAGACAATTTTCTACACCATCGTTTATCATATCTTCACGATATGTGTAATTGATAAAATTGCTTTTATAGGATAGATGTGTGGCGATTTTTAGTAGACATTCCCCAATATATTCAGGAACACGGGGTTTTTCTTTGCCAGAAGATTCTGCTTCTTCAACAGATATTCTATATTCTTTTATAGCAGCAAGAAAGTCTGCGTTATTTACATAATGAGATGATGCCATAATATCCTCAGTGTTATTAGTTATAATATAAAGATTATACTATTTTTTTAAAAAAGTGTCAAATTTATTTGCTATAAAATTCATTGTGTTGTAAAATAACGATGTGGGGTTTGATATTAATGCATTGTTTTATTTCCCTTGACAGAAGGGATTTCTTCTTCTTCGCTCTCTTCGTGCTCAGAAAGAAACTGCTTTATTACTTCTACTTTGTCATTAATATCTTCAATCTGATTTAAGACCTCATCGCTTTGAACCAAACTTTCAATGTTATATCGCTTCATCGTTTCTAAACTCTCATGTCTATTTATCATATTAACATAAAATGGTATAGCATCTTTACTTAGTGGTTTGATGTAAAGCAATTCTGGTTTGTAAAATGTAAAGATTTTATCATCACTGAAAGGACATAACTGTGATGCAGAGTATGTTTCTCTGATTGTTGTTGGTCCGATTGGTATTACATGCTTTTCAATTGTCATAGGAAACATTACCATAATCTCGTCTTGCGTTTCTTTCAACACAATACAAAACATACTTTCCCCATTGTTCTTTCCTAATATTCTATAATCCATTACAGGTTTACTTCCGATATTTTTACATTAAACTTCTCTTCAGAGTATAGTTTAACACGCTCTAGGAAATGATTTAGTGTGTGGTTTTTCCATGATTTGTACGATAGATCATCAGCAACATCATACAAAGTGCATGTGGTCTTTCCATCTTTCAGCCTCAACCCACGACCAATTGACTGTAAATTTCTAATTCTTGATTTGCTCGGCGATGCAAAAATAATATTCTCGATTGAGGGTATGTTCACCCCTGTTGAATATGTGCCGAAAGATGCTAAAATAATCATGTTATCTTGTTTGTCTGCCCTCTTGCGTATCTGTTCTCTCACAGTAACATCAACATCTCCGTGAACTATTGCCAGTTCGCGATCAGTTTGATCACCAAACAATTCGTGCAAAACTTTACCATGTTTTTCTACATACTGAAATAATATTAAAGTATTTCCTGTAAGAGATAGGGCAAGATTTTTAATGAAACGATTACGTTTCTGATGAGAGACCAGAAAATCCATCTCTTCTTGGTATAAATTATTCTTGCGTTCTTTACACGTTTCTTCTGAGTATTTTAGTAGTAGACAATTAATATTTAGTTTCGCTACTCTTCCTGTGTCCATTAGTTCTTTAGTTGTTGTTACTTTGTGAACTGGACCGAACAGTCCCTCTAGAACTAAGCGATGTACCTGCTTATTATCGATTGTTCCTGTTGTGCCGATACGATATGGAATTTTTCCCATCTTTTCCATAACAGTTGATAATGATTTGGCTTTAAACTGGTGCGCTTCATCACCAAACACAACCTGAAATTGATCAAACCAATTACGTGGTTGTTTGTAAATAGACTGCCATGTGGTAATTAGTACATCTTTACTAAACTCTTTTGTGAAACCAGAGTAAAGTTTTTGACAATGTTTATCTACTCTCCATCCATTCTCAAATGAGTAATCTTCAAAGTCAGTATACATTTGTTCAACAAGAGACGTAGTTGGAACAATAAGAATACACTTGCGCCCTTCACTTACATGGTGGCGCATAATTGAATATATTATAAGAGATTTACCTGATGCTGTTGGTGATAATAGTAAAGTACGATTCGTGTTTATAGATTTTTGAATTGCGTCGATCTGATAGTCTCGAACCTCAATTGGGTTTCCCCTAGCAGAGAGATTAAGAGAATCGGCATATCCTTCGACTTGTTCATAAGTGTAGTTGTTGAGTTGCACTGGCTTATAATCTGCGCTTGCCAACTCTTGATATTGGTATTCATTTCTTCTCGCAAACTCCTCAACATAGTTTTTGAGTCCAGCGTATAGCGTTTTTCTTTGTAAGTCGTAAAGTCTAATTTTTCCATCCCATAACCTCGCTTTGTATGCTGGCATAAATTTTGCACCAGGAACTTCAAATGTGAAGAAATTACTTATCTCTTTTTCGATACTATCTTCAGAGAAAACACGAACATTAACATCATCAACTTGTTCAACGTATATTTTCATTACATTCCTACTAGAAACTTTTTCCAGTCAACAGCAGTTCTAATTTGCCAGTCACGCTGACGTATTTGTCTTAACACTTCTTCTAAGAAGTAAACAATAGTATTTAAGTATTCCACTTTTTGTTCCATCTGAACAAGATCAGTATCTCCCTGAAGAAACTCATCCATCTCATTCCTAAGTGGTTTAACACCTTGCCACTGCTGCCATCCAAGATCTTCTAATTCTTGTCTTGATAATTCGCCACGATAATAGCGAAATTTGGTTTTTCTGAGTAGATTATAATCACCACGTATCTTAGCAAGTTTTAATTTGTAAGATACCATAGTGTTAATATATTTGCTATGCAAGTTTGGTGATTCTGTTGATGCTTCTCCGAGGTGATTGTCATCAATTTTACTGTCGTGTTCCCATTGTTGCATTAATTCTTCAAGATTCATAACAACTCCAAGTAATAATTATTCGAAATCGTAGTATGAGTATTTAAATGTAACTTGTCCTACGAGATATTGAATGTCATTGTCAATACCAGTAAAAGTTAAACTTTCTAATGATGTTGGAAAAACATTCTTGAACGATAATAGTTTACTCTCAGTGTTATTATTTGTCAAGATAAAAAGCGAAGCATCTGAATAGTTTCTTGATAATTCGGAATTAGGACCTGCAGTAATCGTGTCGCTGTTAATAAAGTCAATGTATTGACTATATTCTTTTGGAAAACCTAGTCCGAACAACCATCTTTGAATCGATTGATAATTTTCTAAAGTTTCATCAACAAGGAACTGGAGAGTTAGATCACCAAATGACAATTTTTCTCCTGGGATAGGAATATTACTAAATGGCGTAGCATACTCTGGTTCTCCCAGTATGATTCCAGGAAGATTTACCGTCTGGCAATAAAAATGCATTTTTGGTAGTTTGTTAATTAAAAACTTGAAACCTGATGGCGAAAGAGGATTCATGTTTTCTGGAATTCTAGTTTTCCATTCTTGCGCTACATATGCCATTATTTTTCTTTCTGTGTTAAATGTTTCTTTATATCAACTATCTTTTCATGTTCAATCATATGAATAATTTTAGTTGTTAAATGTATTTCAGCTTGGACGTAAGACATTCTTAACTGCAGTTCTCTTAATTGTTCATGGTAATACTGCAGCTCCTTCTCTTTTCTCTCGCGAGTTTCGAGAAGTTCTGAAATGACTATGATCTTAACATTATTGTCTTCCATGCATATATTTATTCAATGAAAAAGAGCCACCCGAAGGTGGCTCTGTCAAATACTGATCTTACGTCAGCTTCATCAATTACATAATGTTCTGAACACGAACTCTACGATAGTAGACGTTCTCGTTTGAACCGATTGATGTTGCTAATGTAGTTCCACGTGCGAATGGGTTCGCGATCATGCCGTAGCGTGTCTTGAAACCAATCTTTGGTTGGAATGTATTTGGATCTACAGCACGAACCATTTGTAGAGGAACGTATGGGCAGTAGAAGATACCAGCGTCGAATGCGCTAGAACCTTTGTAACCAACTACGTAGAATTGGTCATTAGCGCCACCATTGGCTGCATATGGATCGATGTAAACACGATAGCGTCCATTTAGAACACCAGCGAATGTTGAACCTGCGTCATCAACATTTAAGTTTGTGTTCAAAGCAGGAGCGTAGTCAAGAACACCAGCCATTGCTAAAGAACTTGCAACATCTGAAGAGCAGATGATGAAGTTACCTTTGCCACGACGTGTCTCTTGTGCGATTACGTTCGCATCACGCTCGATTTGGAACAACAGACCCTTAAATTTCTCAACTGACCAACGTCCGTTAGCATCTGTATCAAGATCGAACACACCTGCTGTTGTTACTGTACCAGATGCTGCACCGCTCTTAGCTGTGTAATAAATTGTACGGATAACTTCGCGATTGATCTCAGCAAGAATTTCTGTTGAGAGGATATTGCTTAACTCTGACTCAGCGTCAAGACCATGAACTGCTTTCAAGTCTTGTGCTAATTCGATTGAGTACTCAGCTTTCAAAGCACGTGACTTTGCAGTAACGCTGGTCTTCTCGATTGAGAAAGC